TCCTACTAAAGGATTATTTTATGAATATACAGGTAATTACTCAAGAAAATAATTAAAAATGAAAGATATGAATAATAAGTGGGAAAAAGAATCTAAACCAGTTACTATGGAAGAAATGGTAGCTCAACATGATGAATGGTGGAATAGTTTATCTGATAAAGATAAAGAAAAATTATTTCAAGAACAAAAAGAAGCTGAAGATTACTTCTATAACATTAAACAACAAAAAAATACAAAATAGGTTGGATTTGTAGTATTTATACCATATATTAAGTGTTATGGGTCACTACGAAGACGAATTAGTTGAAATTTACAATACGGTTGTTGCTGATGGTATCAAAAAAGAATTTGATAACCAGCTTGAAAAAATGGCACGTCAGGACAAGCATAGTCATAAATCTGCAAAAGAAAGGTGGAGTTATGCCCTCTATAGGATTAAAGGAGGTCCATCACTTGACAAATACTAATATTTATGATAAAAATGCTTAACCTAGAAAACTTATTTAACTTATTTACTCCCGAAGATTTAAGAAAAGAAAACAAAACCCATCTTGATTTTGAAAATCAACCACTTTATTTTTGTGGAATGTGGAAAAAGTTAATTTTAAATCATATTAATTTTTCAAAAAAAGTAGCTAATTTCTTTAAACAATCTAATGGTGAATTTGATATAAGTGATATTAGAGAAGCAGGAAAGTTTGTTGCATTCAATAGAGCATGGTCTTATTTAAACAAATTAGATTTAAATAATGATGATCACATACTCACTATTTTAAGTTATAGTAATGAAGAATTTATTGCTACATTAGAAATGGGGCTTAAACACTTTACTGAATGTGAGGAGTATGAGAAGTGTGCTAAAATACTAAAAATCAAAAATATTTCACGAAAAAACTAATCTAAGCTTGGTTACCTAATTTTTTTCTAGTACCTTGGAGATACAGGGTTTTAAAGAAAATAGAGAGATAAGGGAATTAGGAATAAGGGGTGGATGGAACAGGAATAATTCATATATTCCAGTATATTAATTAATAAATTACAATTATGGCATTTAGAAATAAAGAATTAGTAGACAAAAGATTTACTAATATCAAATCAAAAATCAAAAATTTAGATTTAATGGTGGCAAGAGGTCAATCCTCAGCTCAAGATTTTAGAAATGGTTTAAAAGATTTATATGAAACTATAGAAGATCTAGAATCATTAGTAGAAAGAGAAGCATCACCATTAAGACAAGGTTAAACCAAAAAATAAAAGTTATGAAATTATCAGCAGAACAAATCCAAAATAATTGGGAAACATTTAACGCTAATATCAGCAATTATATTACAGGCGATCGTAAACAAAAATTACTAGACTTCTATTCTAAATTCCAGGATAGACTAATGTTAATGCCTGCTTCACATAAAAAAGAATATCATAACGCATTCCCAGGTGGGTATGTTGAGCATGTTAATAGAGTAGTTGATTGTGCTTTAAAACAATATGAATTATGGAAAGAAGAAGGTACAGATATGTCTACTTTTACAAAAGAAGAACTAGTATTTTCAGCTATTAATCATGATTTAGGTAAAATGGGAGATGAAACCCATGAATCATATTTACCTCAAACTGATAAATGGAGAAGAGAAAAATTAGGTGAGGATTATATGCATAATAAAGAAATTGCTTTTGCAGCTGTTCCAGATAGAGGTTTATTTTTACTTCAACAACATGATGTTAAATATACTTTTAATGAAATGGTTGCTATTCAAACACATGATGGTTTATATGATGTAGCAAATGAAAAATATTTAAAATCATATATGCCAGAAACAAAACCAAGGACTGCATTGCCTTTTATATTACATTTTGCAGATATGATGGCTGCTAGAATTGAATTTGAAAGAGAATGGTTACCTAAATTTAAAAATAACTTGGATGGTAAAAAGGGAAATTATACATTGAGTACTGATAGCAAAAAATCTAATGTAAAAAATAAAGCATTGGGCACTATTAAAAGTGAAGGCTTAAAAAATATATTTGATAAATTATGATTATAACAGTCCCAACCATTATTATAATTCTTCTTTCAGTTGTTTGTATCATTTTAGGATTTACAACGTTAAATTTACTTAGAAAAAACGAAAAAGCAGAGGACATTGTAGTTGGATATCTTGAATACTTAGATAAAATATCTAGAGTTATTGAAGCTGCAGAGGCAAAAGTTAAAAAAATTGACATTAAAGGTTCATTTGCGTCAGATGATGAAATAGGTTTTTTCTTTAAACAAATTAAACAAATACAAAATATTCTAAATGAGTTTCAACTGAAAAAATTTAAATAATGGATGAAATAATAAGAAGGCATAAAGCTCAAAAACAGAGCAGAGTTTATTTTACCAAAGAAACAGAAAAAGCGATTGTTGATTATAATCGCTCTTCTGATCCGGACGAACGAAGTAAATTATATGAAGAAAAAATTCATTGGGCCTTTTATAAATTAACAGAAAACATAATCCACACATTTAAATTTTATTATACTGATGGTGTTGAAAATTTAGAAGATCTTCAACATGAAATTATGGTATTTTTATTATCTAAAATCCATAAATTTGACCCTACTAATGGGGCTAAAGCCTATTCTTACTTTGGTACTATAGTAAAAAGATGGTTAATAGTATATAATCAAAAGAATTATGGTAAAAAGATTAAAAATATTTCAATATCAGATCTAAACCACTATTCCCAATTAGATACAACTGATCCTTCTTTTATTACATCTAAAAGAGTAGAAGATGATGTTCAAACTGTCATAAAAAATGAAGAGTTTAGTAACATACCAGATTCTAAAATCCCAAAAGATTATAAATATGAAGATAGATTATCTTTATTTGTAGATGAGTATATAGAGTACTGTACAGATAGAATATATGATTTGTTTCCTAAGGGTAATGATGCTATGATAGCAGATGCTATTCTAGAATTGTTTAGAAAAAGAGATAATATAGATGTTTTTAATAAAAAAGCACTTTATATTTACATTAGGGAAATGGTTGACGTAAAAACACCAAAAATTACAAAAATAGCAAATAAACTATATAGTATTTTTAAAGAAAAATATTTGTTTTATTTAGATCACGGTTATTTTCCTCCAAAATAGTTTTAAAAATATATATTTATAACCAAAAAATTATGGGACAATTAGATTCACTAGTTTTTGGTAAAAAAACATTTTCGGATATTTTAGAAGAAATTTACCAAAACCAAAAAAAGAGAGATGCTCAAGTTGTTGCTTTAATTTCTGAATTAAAACCTTTAGTCCAAGAAATAGGTGATGCAACACTTATAGTACCACTTATAAAAGAATATATGGAGATAGGAGTTAAAAACGATGATGCTTTGATAAAAATGGCTACAATAGTTCAAAGAGTACTCCAAAACCAAAATGATGATGGTGGGTTAGGCATTACAGAAGAAGAAAAGCAACAATTATTAGCTGAGATGGATAAAATCCATTCAGACAAAAAAGCATAAACATGCCAAGATTATCAACTACATTAGCTTCGTTTAATAAGATTAAAACGGCTCAAGTAAATAGAGCAGGAGTATTTGCTGCTAGAGTAAAGTTTTCAATGATAGATGATAAAACTCAAAGTCAAGTATTTAAAGATTTTGGGGAATGGAGCTCTATTGGTTGTATATTTTTTGATAGATTAAACCAACCAAACTCAAATCCTCAATTTACGTCAGATAATTTTGCTAAACCATTATTTCCAAATAATTCAAATATACCATTACATAATGAAATAGTATATGTTTTAGCATTACCTAATAGTAGTGTTCAATCAGATGTTAATAATTTATCATATTATTATTTTCAATCTATTAATATATGGAATAGCACCCACCATAATGCTATCCCAGATCCTATTTATGGTGATGCAAATCCTGAATCTCAACAAGCAGATTATCAACAAACAGAAGCTGGATCAGTTAGAAGAGTAACAGATGGTGGAACTGAAATTGATTTAGGAACTGATTTTCAGGAAAAGTTAGAAATAAGAAATTTACAACCTTATGCTGGAGATTTAATATATCAAGGTAGATGGGGGCAAACAATTAGATTTGGTTCAACTATACAAGGAGCTCAAATACCTAATCCTTGGTCTAAATCAGGTAATGATGGGGATCCTATTACAATATTAAAAAATGGTCAGCATGAAGATGATGCTGAACCTTGGGTACCTCAAGTTGAAGATATAAACACAGATTTATCAAGTATATATTTAACATCAACACAAGAAATACCTATAGAATTAGCAAGTGATAATTATAAATCATATGATTCATCTCCTGAAGCAGCTCCTAAATTTACAGGTGAACAAGTAATTATAAACTCAGGTAGATTATTATTTAATTCTAAAACAGATAATATATTACTATCATCTTTTGATACTATAAATTTAAATTCAGTTAATAGTCTAAATGTAGATACACCAAAAACAGTAGTTGCTTCTAAAGAAATTTATTTAGGAGATAAAAATGCAACAGAACCAGTAATATTAGGTGATAAATTTTTAGGTGATTTATCTAGATTATTATCATCTTTAATTTCACTTTGCTCAGCATTAGGTACACCTATAGGATCAGGACCACCTTTTGCTATTAATGGGGCTATACCAGCTCCAGCAACACAAACATTAGTTAAAGCACAAAATATGCTTAATAAAATTCAATCATATAAATCAAAGGTTAGTAAATCTAAATAAAAATGAGCTCAGCATTAGGGAAATTATTAGTAAAATCTACAACTCGAATTATAAAAAATACTTCGAAGTTTGAATTAGCTATTGATGATTTGATTGAAAAATTTAAAGAAGCGTGTCCCCCTAAAGATCAATTATTAAAAATTGTAGAACAAAAAAACCAAATCCAATCTGCTTTACAAAGTGTATTAGGTGAATTTTCTAGAGTTGATTCAACTGTTAGAACAACAGAAAGAATAGTAACAAGTGTAGGAGCAGCAGTTAAAACAATAAAAGCAATTCCAGTACCAACATCAGTACCTCCAGGAGTTGGTATTCCAGTTAATGTAATAACCTTATTAGCTGATTCCTTAGATACATTAGGGGATTTAGTAAAAGGAGCAAAAGCATCACTTAAAATAGTCCCACCAGTTGCAAAAACAGTAACAGAATCATCTCAAATAGTATTAGATAAATTAACAATATTAGATGGGGTTTTAAATGAATGTATTGAAGAATTATTAGGTGATCTTGAATGGAGACCTGATGTTGAATATAATATAGGAGATCATGTTACCTTTAATGGAAATTACTATGCTTCTCAAATTGACCTAAACTTAAATATACCTCCTATACCGGAAACAGTTCCTGTGTCTTGGACATTATCAGATGAAGCTAGTGCTTTAAATTGGTTAATGAATACAATAGGAAATGTAGCAGCAACTTCTGGTATATCTACTGATGTTAATATAAATGTAGCAAGTGAGGAAGAATTAACTAGAAGATTACAACCAGGAGCTAATCCTAGGTTTCTATATCAAAAAACAGGATTTCCAAACCCTGATTGGTTACTTACTTTAGAATATAATCCCAATAATGAATTTGCTTTTCCACAAAGAAGAATTAGAGCAGAAAATATAAACCAATTTGATGGTAATCCTTATAAAGGTATTGTTGTTTATAACATTTATGGTAAAAAATATTCATATAGTACTTCTGTTGAGGTATTAGTTGAAGAAGCAAAATTTGTAATAGAACAACTAGATACTACTTGGTATATAAATAATAATACTAATTTTAATACATCAGGTGAATTTAATAGAGGTAATCAAACAACTACAGATACAACGGCTGCAGTTAGTGTACAAGGTTCATCTGGTCCTCAAGGTACAACTAACCAAACACCAGGGTTAGCTATATCATTTGATATGGGTAATTTAGAAAATGATGGTACTGAAAGTAGACACATTGATTTACCTACAAACTTTAGCAATCCTTCTCTAAATCAAATATTAGGTAGAGTTATTACAACAGCTGTTTCCCAGTCTGTAGGAATTTATATAAAAACTGGTATTAACCCATTTAATAATACAACAGGGTTTGGTTCAAGTCAAACACAAGACCCTATAGTAGGGGTAACATTTGTTCCAGATATATTATTAAATTTAAATACTAATCAAAACCCAGATTTTTCAACTAAAACATATACATCTGAAAATGCAACTAGAGTTTTTAGATACACTTACAACGAAATTGGAGAATATTCATTTAAATTAAATGTAATTCAACAAGATAACATATTACCTCAGTATCAAGCTGAAACATATGTGAGACTAGAACAAACAGATGATGATTAGATCATCGAAAATAATTAAAAAAATTAATAATAATAATATTTATAATAAAAAATGAAGTCATCAGAGTTAAAAAAGATAATAAAAGAAGCAGTTAGAGAAGCAATTCAAGAAGAATTAAAAGATATTTTATTGGAAGCTGTAAAAACTCCTAAAGTTGCCCCTCAACAGATAACATCAACTCCAGTTGTAGAACATCAAGCTCCACAACAACCAGTTATGTCAGCTTCCGAAAAAAGAGCAGCTTATCAAAATATATTAGGTGATACTGCAGCTGCTTTTACAACTAATAATGTACCTCAAAGTTTTACACCTCAACCTGGTTTTGATTCAGCTAATGGAGCACTACCAGCAGGAGAAGTTGATATGTCACAAATAGCATCATTAATGAAAAAATAATGGCAAGAATAATAGCAAGTAAATATCCAATAGATTCAATCGGAAGAAAAGCCGTAGGGTTTTCTCTTCCTTTTAATGGACCTGCTGTGTTTAACCCTACATTTACAACTAGAGAACAAACAAAATCTAATTTAATTAATTATTTATTAACTAATAGAGGTGAAAGAGTTTTTAATCCAAATTTTGGGGCTGATTTAAGAGCTTTATTATTTGAACAAATTTTAGATAGAACTACTGATGATTTGAAGGCAAGAATTCAGGATGATATATCACTATTTTTCCCTAATGTTATAATCTTAGAGATTCAATTTGATAATCAACCAGATAATAATGAAATTAATTTTACATTAACTTATCAAATAGAAAATTTTGATATAAGTGATGAAATAAACATACTACTACAATAATGGCTGATTTAAAAAGAGACATAAGATATATTGATAGGGATTTTAACCAATTTAGAAATGCTTTAATTAACTATTCTAAAACTTATTTTCCTGATACATTTAATGATTTTTCAGATACATCTACAGGTATGCTATTTATGGAAATGGCTTCTTATGTAGGTGATGTTTTATCATTTTATTTAGATAATCAAATACAAGAAACATTTATTCAAAAAGCAAGACAACAAGAAAATTTATATCAAATGGCTTATTTACTAGGTTATGAACCTAAAGTAACAACAGCTGCTAGTGTTAATATAGATTTTTTCCAACAAGTTCCTGCTAAATTAGAGGGTGGAGAATATGTTCCTGACTATGATTATGCAATGATTATACCAGAAAACACTCAAATTACATCTAATATTGATTCATCTCAACAATTCTTAATAGAAGATGTTGTTGATTTTTCTGCATCAGGATCCTTAGATCCAACTACAGTTTCTGTATACCAAATATCAGGTGTTAACCCAACATTTTATCTATTAAAAAAGAGTAGAAAAGCAATATCAGCTACAATAAACACAATTGATTTTACTTTTACAGCAGCTGAAAGATTTGATAGTAGAACAATAAAAGCTTCTAATATTATAGGCGTTTTAGATTGTAAAGATACAGATGATAATGAGTGGTATGAAGTACCTAATATGGCGCAAGAAAACGTATATGATACAATAAGAAACACAAATACAAATGATCCAACATATAATATAGAAGAAGATGCTCCTTATTTATTACAGTTAAAACAAGTACAAAGAAGATTTGTAACTAGATTTTTAGACTCAGGTTCTTTACAAATTCAATTTGGGGCTGGTTCAACTAAAAATAATGATGAAACAATAATTCCTAATCCTGATAATGTAGGTTTAGGTTTACCATTTGAAAGAGACCAATTAACAACAGCATTTTCCCCTTTAAACTTCATATTTACAAATACTTATGGAATTGCTCCATATAATACAACATTAACATTTAGATATTTAACTGGTGGGGGTGTAAGTTCAAATGTAGAAGCAGGTACATTAACTGTTTTAGATGATACTAATTTTACTTTTGTTAATCCAAACTTAGCAGATACAGCTTTAGCAAACACAATATTTGCATCAGTATCAGCTAATAATCCATTAGCTGCAGATGGAGGTCAAGATGGTGATACTATAGAAGAATTAAGATTAAATGCAGTAGGTAATTTCCAAAACCAATTAAGAGCAGTAACTAAAGAAGATTATTTAATTAGAACTTTATCAATGCCTTCTAATTTAGGTACTATTGCAAAGGCATATGCTATTCCAACTAAAATAGCTGATTACCAACCAGGTGAATTACCAACAATTTTAGATTTATATGTTTTAACTTATGATGCAGATAAAAAATTAAGATCAGCATCATCATTAATTAAAAGAAATTTAAGAACATATTTAGCAGAATATAGAATGATTAATGATTCTATTAAAATAAAAGATGCTTTTGTTATTAATATTGAAGTAGTATTTGATATAATAGTATTACCTAATTATAACAATAGTGAAGTTTTAACTAGATGTATAGATTCATTATCTAATTACTTTGATATAGATGACTGGCAAATAAACCAACCAATATTATTTTCAGATCTATTTGTTTTATTAGATAAAGTAGAAGGAGTTCAAACTGTAAAAAACATTCAAATTAATAATTTAACAGGTGTAGCATTAGGATATAGTGATTTTGCTTATGACATCCCAGGTGCTACAATTGATGGTGTTGTTTATCCATCAATTGATCCTATGATTTTTGAAGTTAAATTCCCTAATTCAGATATTAAAGGTAGAGTAGTACCAATATAAAATTTAAATTATGGCAAAAGGAAGAAATGACATACCAAATATTAAACCGAATGAAGATTTAGATGTTAAAGGTACTAGAGAAGGGTTAAGAGGAAGTTTTAATAAAACTAATCTAGATTTAGAAAATAAAGAACCCTTAGGAGGTCCTATTAATACTGATCCTGTTACAATAAATGGTGTTGAATATGGTGGTTTTTCGGCTAGATATTCACCAACAGAACCTTATATGCAAGAAGGAAACCAAAAATCAGCGTTAGTATCAGTTGATGCTGGTGGTGAAGTTACTGATGAAGGCATTTTAAAAGTAACAGCATTAGATAATACCTCAGATGAAGCCGGGGTAAGACAAGGAGGAACAGGAGGTCCAAATAGGGTAGCTCCAAATCAATTTAATACTGTAGGTGGTGAAGGTACTTATACTAATTATAAAGCATCAACAAGTCCTACAACCCCACTTCCAAGTATGGGTACTCCTTTAAAAACTAGAGATGGTCAGGATTCAACGTCAGAATTAAATGCATATACTCCAGAAAACACTTATATGGAATCTATAATTAAATATAAAACCGATAATAAAACCGTATAAGACATGGCTGTATATAAAATATTCCCAGAAAAAGATGCAACATTATACACTGAGTTTCCAAATAGAAACACAGGTAGAGATGAACTATTAGAAGCAAGAACCTATTTAGCAAGTGGTTTAGGCCAAGTAAGTAGATATGTACTTAAATTTTCTGATAGTGAAATTACAAATGTAATAACAAATAAAATAGGAACAGGTAAATCTGAATGGACAGCATATTTAAGAAATTATCATGCTGTAGTAACAGGATTAAATTTAGATCAAACATTAGAATTTTACCCAGTAGCTGGTAATTGGGGTATGGGAACAGGAAAATTTAATGATGCACCAGAAGTTGTAAATGGAACAAGTTGGAATTGGTTAGATTTTTCTGGGTCTACTTTATGGCCTACAAGTGGTTTTGCAACTTATGTAACAGCATCATTTTCAGGAAGTGTAACGGGAGGTGGAAATTGGTATACAGGATCAAATATATCATCATTAGATCCAGTAACACAATCTCAAGTATTTACATATGCTAATCCAAAAGATATTTTAGTAGATGTTAAAAACACAGTTGAAACTTGGTATAGTTATTCTTTAGATAATACTGATGGATTTGCTAATCAAGGATTTTTAGTTAAAAATACTGATTCAGTTGAATTTAAAAGAACAAAAGAAACAACAACAACATTTAAATATTTTTCAATTGATACTAATACTATATACCCACCTGAATTAGAATTTAGATGGAATGATTATACATTTGATACTGGTTCATCTACTAATACTATATTACCACAGGTAGAAAGTTTTATTTCATTATTTAATAATCAAGGAACTTATTATTCTCAAAGTGTACCAAGATTAAGATTTGCTGCAATGCCAAAATACCCAGATAGAGTATTTTTAACAGCATCTTTATACACTACTAATTTTTATCTCCCAGAATCACATTCATTATATGCTGTAAAAGACACAGAAACAAATGAATTTGTGATAGATTTCGATAGTGATTATACGAGAATTAGTGCTGATGCCACTTCAAGTTATTTTGATTTATATATGAATGGTTTAGAACCTGAAAGATACTATACAATTTTAGTAAAAACTAAAATAGGAGATGTAACTAAAGTTTTTGATGAAAATATAATGTTTAAAGTAGTTAATGGATGAGTAAAAATATAGATTTAAAAAGAACAGTTTTTGATAAAACTAAATTTAATGAAACAGTTAATACTGATTTTACTCAATTACAGAGTGAACTTGACCCTCAGTTTTTTGATTTAAATTTGGCTACATTAGAAGATTTTTGGAGCTTGTATGAGAAGTTTTTTTATGAAATTCCTAAAACGGGTGATATAAATTCACATGAATATTTAGTAAAAACAAGTGGTGAGTATATTGATTATGAACCACAAAAAGAAGAAATTGAAGCCTTACTAGAAGAAATAGCAGAATTAAGAACTGAAAATTTAGAAGTAAGACAAGAAATAGCTGACGTAATAGCTAATTTTAATGAAAATAGTAACTCTAATGTAGCATCAGCTGTATCCACAAGAGGAGAAGCTTAAAATAAAAATTAATGTCAAGATATAGAGACGAATTTAGAGAAGAAAGTCCATTAGAAAGAGGAACTGGAAGAGTAAGAGAAATTAAAGAAGAAAAATTAGTAACTACTTCTTCAATTCAATTACCTAACCCAGTAGAACCTTTAAAAACAGATGAAGTAGTAGAAAGTGATAATATTGCTATTCCTGTTAGTGCTTCTTGTGTCCCTATTAATCCTAATACATTAACAGAATTTGGTGATGGTTTTGAATTACAAGATCAAGAAATTATTCCAAGTGAAAATATAACAGGTTCATTTACTCAAGGAGAAAATTTAGTCGAATTTTTTGTATATGATGCAGATAAAAATTTAGCAAGTGTAAATTATAATTTTACAGGATGGTCAATAGGTAAAAATTCAGATAGTACACTATTAACAGGTTCATATACAAACGCAGAAACAGGTGAAAACGTAGTAGTTGAAAATCCTCCTACATCTTCTATAACTAATGCTATTAAATTAGACCCAACAACAGATGCATTTAATTTAGGGTTTGATGCTGGTCAAGTATTTACAGCTTATAATTTTATTAATTATGAGTTAGGATCTAGTATAGAAAAAACTTTTTATATATCAGAAATATCAGGTGATAGAACAGAAATAGCTTTAAAATCTAATTTTATATCAAAAGATGAAATTTTAGATAGTTATAAATCTTTAAAAGAATCATTAGATTCATCAGAAAATTTTGATGAGTTTTATATTAGTTTATTTAATAATGATTATCAAATAGCTGTAAATTGTATCTTAGATGAAACAGGAGTAGAACCAAGAGTATTAATTAAACTATATGATGCCCTTCCAGTTCAATTTAAAACAAAAGATGAATTATATGTAGTAACTAAAGTAGGAGAAAGTGTTGCTTATAAAATTAATTATGCTGAAGATATACAAACGTTTATTGATAATGCAACTTATATTAAAGGACCTAATATTAATATATCATTACAAGACTTAGTTAATAATTCAACTACATTAAAATCAAGAAATGATTTAGTAGAAACAAAATCATCTGAATCATTAAATCAAGTTTTAAATATTTTAAATCAAAGAGGTGTAACTATAACACCTAATTATTCATATAACACATATAATGAATTTGTTAATTTTTCTTCTGCTAAAGAAAGAGTTAATAATTTTTATGAAAAAGTATCACAAATACAAGCTTTTGAAGCAGATATAGAAAGTATAACTTCAATAACGGGTTCTAATCCTAATGTAACTGCTATATCTCAAAGTTTAGCTAGCTTACAAACCAATATTACAAATTTAATAGAGAATTTTGATGGATATGAAACTTATTTATATTACAACACATCATCAGTATTTGCGTATCCAAAAACAGGATCAGCCTATCCGTTTGAATTATTACCAACAGGAAGTACAGAAGTATTAGAATGGCTAGGTAGTGATATTGAAAGTAACCAATACTATGGAGGTATCATTCTATCAGCATCTTTATATGATGAAAATAATCAAAATTGGTTATATTATACTATACCACAATACATTGTTGAAAATTCTGAAAATGAAAATTATGTAACTTTTGCTAATATGGTAGGTCAATCTTTTGATGAAGTATGGCTTTATACAAAAGCATTAAGTGAAAGATACAATACAACAAACAACCCAGATGAAGGATTACCATTAGGATTAGCTGCTGATGCTATTAAAAGTTTAGGATTTGAAACGTTTGGAAACAATTATAATAATCAAGGTAATTTTATAGGTTTAGCAGGTGAAGACAATGGTAGTTATGTACCACCAACAGGAAGTGAATTAATTACACAATATATAGCTGTAAATAGTGGATCAGTAGTAAATTATTGGGACCCAGAATACTCATGGGAAGGTTATGTAGAATCAATTATAAACCCAGGTTTCCCTTATGCTATAGATAAAGTAAGTAAAGAAATTTATAAACGTCTATTCCATAATATGGCTTATCTTACTAAAAAGAAAGGTACAATATCTGGTTTAAGACAATTAATTAATATTTGGGGTATACCAAATACTATACTTAGAATTAATGAGTTTGGAGGTAAAAATAGAGATAATAGTAATGATTATGATTTATGGTATAATAGATTTAGTTATGCCTATACTCCTGTAGCAACACAGTATTTAGCTAGTTCATCTGTTTTAGTACCATGGATGCCATTAGAAAGAAACCATATAGCTAATGTAACAGAAGCAGGTGATAATGAATTTATAGTACCAGATGGTGTAGCTGTAAGATTTAAAACTACAGGTTTCCCATCTTCTAGTTTTGCTGGTACTAATTTTAGTCAATCCATTTTATCTAAAAAATCAAATACTACAGCAGACAATAAAGTAGATTGGGCTATATCATTACAATATGATGAACAACCATCAGGTTCATATAGTGGATCTAGTTTTAGTAATTTTTATGAGTATGGAAATTTATCATTTTTCTTATCAGGTTCTGAAAGTGAAGGAGGTACTATTCAATCACCAAAAATATTTTTACCGTTCTTTAATAAAGGGTGGTGGACTGTTTTATTACAAAGAGACCAACACGTAAGTCAGAGTTTAAATACATCGGCAACAACATATACTCTATTTGCAGCTAATAATCAATATAATGGAGATGATGGTAATACTATAGGATGGACAGGATCAGCAAGTATAACTATTTCTGACCCTGGTAATTCATCATCATTAAATGAATCTTGGAATGCATTTGGAGTAGGTGATCCTAATGGAGTTTATGTAGGTGGTTATATATCAGGATCTAATGTAGGTACAGTAAAAAGTGGATCAGGTGGAAGTGATGGGTTTACAGCTATAACTAATCCATCAAGTAAAATATTTTCAGGATCATTCCAAGAATTTAGATACTATTCAAATGCTATTAGTGAGTCAGTATTTCATGATTTTGTAATGAATCCTGAATCAGTTGAAGGTAATGCAATCACAGGTTCACAATCATCATTTGATATAGTAAACTTTAGAGCACCTTTAGGAAATGAATTAGAACAATTATTTACATCATCTGGTAGTGATCCTTATACAGTTCAAATTACCTCTTCACACCCAGCAATAACAGGATCAGCTCCATTAGTAATAACAGGTTCATTTATAAACCCAGCTAATTCTACAGTAACATCAAGTTATGATTGGATTATATATTACAATCTTAATAGTAGAACTTATAGTAAACCTAATTATGAAGTTTATCAATTAGATCAACCATCAATAGGAATTAGAAATAGAATATCAAATAAAATACAAGTTGAAGATGGAGATGCTTATGGTAATGTATTATCAAGACAAATAAGTATAGATCAAAATTATAAAATAAGTAAAAGTTATACTGAAGATACTAATAATTTAGAAGTAGGATTTTCACCTCAGGATGAAGTAAATGATGACATTATAGCTACATATGGTCATGGAGTAATATCTGACGCTATTGCAGATCCAAGATTTATAACTTCATCTGATTATTTTTATCCAAAACTAAGAGAAACAGCAGAAGATTACTTTAAAAAATACACACAAGGTAATGTTTGGGATTATATTAGATTAATAAAATACTTTGATAATTCATTATTTAAAGCAATTAAATCATATGTACCTGCGCGTTCTAGCGTAACTACAGGTGTTATAATCAAACAACATATGTTGGAGCGTAATCGTCGCCCAGCTGTACAAATAACGCCAAATACAACAATAGCTTTTGGAACATCAGGTTCGTTTGTTACATCATCAGCTGATACAGGAGCTTTATATGGTACAGGAGTTTATGGAACAGGAGTTTATGGTACTGAAGGAACAGACACAGCTTGGGGTGCTAATACATTAAATGTAGCTCAAGTATTTCAAAATTTAGAGTTAAATGCTAATATACCTTTAGGTTCTTACTCAGGTGCTATACCAACATTTACAGGTGGTCCAGCATTTTATTCTACCCCAGTAGATTTTACATATTTTACACAAAGTGGTACAGTTAGCATTACAGGTTCAACATCACAAATTCCATTATCAAATTCAGGATCTTTCTTTTATAGTTCTTCTACTGAAACTGCATTAGCACCTGAGGGAGAATTACAGAGTTTTATACAAGCTGGATTCCAAATGACTGGCTCTAGTAATAGAGTTACAATGGATCTTAATAATGTTTACATTCAAAAACTTAACGATCTCGAAGGAAATACCCCAGGAAGTAGTTGTTTAAAAACAACAAAACATATAAAATCTAAAGTTCAGTTTGATATGACTAGAGTTTCAGATGGAGCAGATCTTGAACCTCAATTCCAAATAACTTCAAGTAAAAGAGGAGTTATATATAACCAAACAGAGACATTCCCTAATCCAACTGAATTAACTCATACATCTTCATATTTAGAATTCTTCCCTGATGAAAGATTGTTTTTTAATTTTATAATGCAAGGTGCTGAAAATACTTTTACAAATACATTCCTTAGATTTGGTGATTTAAAAGATGAACACTCAGGAAGTATAGGTAAATTTATAGGGGATCCAGTTTCACAACAAGGATGGTTTGATGAATATGAAACCATATCAGGTAGTGTATTAGAATGGAATGGCTATCAAGAACAATTTTTTAATGGGGAATATAGTGGAAGTGAGGTTGTAGCAATGACCCAATCACTATTAAATAATCCATTTGCTAGAGCACCAATGCCAGATACAACTTATCATTTAATAATAGATCAATATAATGGATTAGATTCTCCAGTTACATCAACAGCATTATTTGGAATGAGGATGTTAATATATGAATATGATTCTGCTGATGCTGCTTTAAGTAGTATTAAAGGTGATTTTTTCGATGGAGTATTAACACCTACTACAAACACAGGTGCATTAGCTATTGTACAATCAGGTACAAATGCAGAAAATCACTTTATATATAGTTTAATATTGCCAATGCAAGTTATTAGAGATCCAGATGGGGCAAAGGCAGAGAGTGCAGATTTAGCAGCAACATCAGGTGAATTTAGATCAGATTTATTAGTACCATTCCCATCATTTGGGGCACATGATGAAACTGATATGTATTCAACTTGGACTAACCCACAATTTGAAGATGATGGAACAGTTATTTACGGATTTAACCAAACTAATCCTCTTATAAAATTTACTCAAATGTCCATAGCAAATCCAAACACATCAGGAAAAACTTGGTCATTCTTAAACACTGGATTATTAGGAAATTTAAATTCAGGAATACTTCATTCTGGGTATTTTGGAAGAACCCGTATTGTAGAAAGAGACTTCCTTGATGCTACTGGTTCACAGGTAAGTGATGCTGCTTTAGGTACAGAGGATTATGTATACTATAGATTCCCAAATACATCTTTAGAAAAAGGTAGACCAATAAGATTAGAAGCTAATGATGGTACTAAACCAGGAGGAGCTGGATCGGGTACTTCTTTTGTAACTATTGTTTGTGATGGTGTAGGTAATGAAAAAGGAGTAAATTTACCATTTAATTTTAGTACTTTTGCAGCTCAACAACAAAATTTCCTAGATACAATTGCAACAGCATCTTATGCACCTGGAACAGGTAGTTTATTTTTATTAGGAACATCCTTTACCTCATCATATTTTCATGATATTGGAAATTGGGTACCATCAGCTTTAGTATTTAGTAGATTTAGTATAGATAGTCAAAATAATCTTGTTGATAATGTATCTACATTATTAAACCCAAATGTTGATTTTAACTTTGATTTAAATGTTAGTCAAAGTGGTGAACCATTTTTAGATTGGACTAATACATCAGGAAGTAGATTTAGACAAATTTATAATCAAATAAAAGGTATTGTATCAAATAACGAAGGTTCAACAATAGGTTTTGCATATGAAGCAAATTCACTCGGTAGAAATGGTACTAGAGTATTAAGCGGATCAGCTGAAGGATATGTTTCAACAGCTGCTGGAGCTTTAACTATTGATAATGTTGGAGGTGGATTTTCAGTTGGTCAAGAATATTCAGTACTTAATGTTACCACAGGAACTGATACTGGTATAATAATTAGAGTAGATTCAGTTGTAGGATCTGGAGGACTTGCTACATTTACTATAATAAATGGAGGATTTGGAAACAGTAATGGTGATGAGTGGACAACAAACAAAGGTAGTAGTGAGGCATTTGGTACACTTTCACTTGAAACAGCTAACAATGGTATATATTCATCTTCATTTGCAAATTCACAATTTATAGCATTCGATCCAACAGCACCTAACCAAGATGAATTTTACAATACAGCATTTAACCCATTAATTAATAATGCATCTTCAAGTATTAAAAATACTTACATTATGAAAGTTGAATATGATGATGGGGAAGATACACCTTCAAATATTATACCAATAGTACAAAGAACAGCAGAAAAAGCTCAGGTACCAGATAGTAATTATACTAAAACTAGAATAATTAATCCTAGATACGTAGGTAGTGAAATACAAAGTGCTGATTATAATTTCTATACTCCAGCAACATCAAGTATTACATTCTTAAACGCTTTAAGTGGTAGTGTAGTATCACAATCAACATGGCCTGGAGATAATAGTTATGCTAATCAAGCTGTAATTAATAAAAACCCAATTTATTTTGCTAGATTTAAATCATCATATAATAACTTAAACCTACCAGGAACTTATACATTTGAAATTGAATCATTAATTCAATCCCCTACATCTAGTGTATTAGGTAGAAAAGCACCTCAAACCCCAGAAGTTATTAAAGTAGACGGTAGTGGAAATAATTTAACTGAAGTTAGAAGTACATTTGAATTAGATAGAAAAGTAGCTGTAGCATATGATTCACTTAAATTTAAATCAGTTGATTATGGTAAATTAAAAACAGGTGATAATGTTATATTCCAAGGTGCTTTAGAAATGCAAACAATTGGAGCTGCTACAACTGGAAAAACAGGCCCACCAAACGAATTTAGATACCCAACTTTTACTCCTACCATGTCTTTCTTTACTGCAAGTTGGGTTAATGATAGTAATGAAAGTTTTGCAGATGTTTCTGCATCACTAGCAGTATCAGGTGTTAATACTCCTGATGGGTTTTTAGCAACAGGAAGTAATTGTTTATTTTTAAGAGGTGCTGGAGGAATTTTTGAAGCTGCGTTTTCAACTAAAGGAGATGAAAATACACAATTTGTATCTGGTCCTGGATTAGCTATTGTAAATAGTATGAACCATTGTGTAAGTCAATCACTTAGAGCATTATTAGACGATGATGGAGTTCCTACAATGGTAATACCTGGTATTCCACAAGCACTATCAGCATCATTTGCTGTGGGTGACAATAATAATGAAGATAGTGAATTTTATTGGAGACAAGACTTCTCGGGAAGTACTTTAGGTGGATATAAAGAAGCAGATGCACCATTACCATTCTTAATAAAAGTAAATGATGAAATAGAATGTACTTATATATCTAACACTCAGTTTTCTGCACAAAGTGACCCAGTTTTTAAAACAACAGTATTTCACGTAACATCTATAACTGGATCGTTTGGACCCTCAGTACCAGCAGCAGGTTTATTTAGTGCTTCATATTGTGATAGTTCACAATGTTTTGCAGCAGAAGCAATGTCACCTTTAGCACAACAAGATAATATTAGAAATAAAGTTTTTGTTTACCCAGATCCATCTCAACAAAATGTAATTGGGGGATTAATAGGACAATTTACAATTAGAAGAAGAGTAAATGCCGATGATAGAGTAATTGTTTACCAAACACCACCAACAACAATAGGTGTAGGAGCAACAACTGGATCAGGTGGTGGATTCTTAATACCAAATGATTTTACACCACAACAAAAAAGAAACGCTTTAACATTAATTAACCAACTAAAACTTAAAAATGCATTTAGAGATGATTCAGAATTACCAGACCCAGTACCATAATCACCTAAATCAACAAATTTAAACTATAACTTGGAATAGAAACTAAAAAATTATATATTTATAACTAAAATACATTAAACATGGGATATTTAAATAATCAGGTAGTAACAGTAG